GGACGGCTTGGAACTGCCTGACAACATCGTCAGCGCGCTCAGCACCGACAAAGTAGGCGGCAAAGCTCGCATGCATCTGCATCATGTAGGCGGCAATGCCGATGAGCATGTGATCAACGTTCGCGCCTGGGCGCTGGATTTCCGAGTTGACGAACTTGACCAAAGCCTCGTGAACCGTGGAGACGGACATCCGGGCAATGAGGCTGGTGATAGGGTCGTCGCAGGTCAGCGCGTCCACCTCGGACATGCTTCCAGGTAAAAGGCGGGCGTTGTCGGTCATGCTGCGGCTCCTGCGTTTCGTTGCGTGGTGCCGCGCTCGACTCCGATCAGATCATCGAGGAAGTCGAGAACGGCCGTCTTGCTTTCCTGAAATTCCTGCTTGCCCATGGCCTTCATGGACTGGCTCTTGGCCACGTATCGCGTGACGGTCGCCTCCTTCACGTCGACGACGGAGAAGGCATCGATCGGCCGGATGAAGGCGGCGACTCGCGTCGCCTCCGCTTTTGTGCTGCAGACGATCGTATGCGCATCGCAGTATCCGGTCCGGATCAGCGCGTAGGCGCGTAGGTGCTCGGCGGATTCGGCGAACGGCAGCCCGGAATACTGCTCCGGCAGATTGCGCCAGGCATCGTTCACGGCGGCGAAAAAATGCCGGTGCGAAATCATGCTCCGGTCGTTGTGCTCGGCGAGCGTATAGAACTCGCCGACCACGAAACGCTTGTCGCATTCGCGGGCCCAGTGCCGGTTCGCCGGGCGAAACGCTTCACCATCCCAAGCCAACAGAACAGGAGACGTCATTGTGACCTCCCGAGTTCATGATGGTGTGGCTTCGCCTCGTTGTAGGCAGCGGCGGCTTCCTCCTCGGTGTCAAATCTTCCCAAGAAGAATGATCTTCCGTTACAGGCAATGGAGGCCTGCCACTTTTGTCTCTCCCTGCTCCATGAGACGCCGACGTGCCGGGATACGGAATCCCTGTGCGCGGAAGCATTTTGTGGGTTTTCTTTGCTGGTGGCAGATCGCAGGTTGCTCCATCGGTTGTCTGTTCTAACCCGGTTAGCGTGGTCGACGTACCCAAGCGGCCATTCGCCAGTCATCAGCACGAATGCGAGACGGTGGGCGCCATACCTGCGACCGTCGATCGATATCTCCACATATCCCGTTGTAGGGCTGACGCGGCCGGCATGGCGGGAAGCATGCCTGGCGTTCCAGATCGCGCACTCATGTGCGGCTGATTTCTTCCCCGACTTGAACATAGCCGGGGTTCGAGGTTTCCAGAGGAACTCTCCAGTTTCGGGCGCATAGCTCAGGCGAGCGGCGACGTATTCTCTTGTCAGAAGGACCGGGCCGCTCATGTCAGCCCGCCATCATAGGGTGATTGCGGAGTTCGGCATCGGAAGAGCCTTTCGGCGCCGGACGCGCGACGGCCGCCTCGATCCGCTTCTTGAGTTCGAGCGCATCGCCCGGGTGCTTCGACCAAAACAGTTTCAGGGGCTCGCGGTTTGCATCCTGCCACTTCGCGACCTTGGCGGCGGGCTCTTTCGCGATGAACTCGCAAGCGCGGTCGAAGAACTCGCCGACCGGAACGTTCTCAAGCGCCCAGTTGTCGCCCCAGGTGACGGTGATGGAGTTGGCGGCGCCGACGGCCTTGAGCCGGTGTTCCTCGCGCTCATGCTCGACGATCTCGGATGCGGTCAAATCGATGATCTTCGCGCGGTCCATTTCAGCTTCGTCATAGAGGCCCGTGAACTGTTCGGGCCAGCCGGCGCGAAGGGCCTGCATTTCGGCGCACTTGGCGATCATGAGGCGCGGCATGCGGCACCAGTTGCCGGAGTCGTCCAGCGTCTGTTTGCCAGTCTTGTAATTCTTCCCGGTCTTTTCGTTCTCCGCCCATTCGTCTTTGATCGGGGCGAACTCCTCCCAATACGACTGGCCGGCGACCTCGTACCATTCACCAGACTTTGGATCCTGCTTCCAGAGATAGACGGTGGCGGACACGATGCCCTGAGGGTTGAGCGGGCTCTTGAGCGAGGCGTCGAGCTCATACGTGGCCGGTTTGCTGGCTGGCCGGTAGTCGCCGCACCGCTGCGCAATGACGCGCTGGCCGTCGCGGCTGATGATGATGGTCATCTTCCGCCTGCTGGCGTTGTTCTTGGAGAAGACCATAGGAATGATCTGGCCAAGGAACGGATCGAGGCCCTTTGCCCTGGCAACCTCCATAAAGAGGTTGAACTCTTCGGCGTTGCAGTCTTTGGCGACGGTCTGTTGGACCAGCGCGATCTGGCGGGGCGACAGGTCGAATTTCGTGATCGCGTTCATGGTTTACTTCCTCCGGACGGAAAGAGAGATGCTGCCGTTGTCGAGGTTGGCGCCGGGCACTTGCTCGCCGGCTTTGATCGCAGCGGCCAAGGCTTTCTTGTCCAGCTTCGGCGCGGGGCGTTCCTGCTCGACGAAGAAGCGGGAAGGAATGTCCGCTTCGCTGTTGACGATCAGGCCGGGCGCGCGCTTCGTCAGCGACAGGGTGGCTGTCGGCAGCTTTAGCGAGGTTTGATCCGTGGCGAGCATCGCCTGTTCGATCAGAGCGCGGACGCGCTCGGCGCGGCGCTCGATCGACTTGCGGCGGGTCTCGAATTCCTCTTCCTTGGCTTTCAAGCCGGTGATGAGGATGTCGCACTCGTCGATCTGCGCGAGGGCCGCTTCGATAGCCTCGAGTAGGTTAGTCTCGCCCTCGATCGCGTCGGCGACCAGTTCGGCGTCGTCGTCGACGCCTTGGTCGCGAAGGCTGGATAGAAGCGACTTTGCCGCCTCGGTCTGGCGATGAAGGTTGTAGTCAAGGTCGGGCATGGCCATCAGACATTCCTTTCGGCGACGATTGCTTTGTGCACCTGTTCCGTCCGCCAAAGGCCTACGGCGAAAATGCCGAGGACGAGGGCGATCAGGATGAGGCACATGGCGGTTGCGGAGGTGGCGCGGTTCAGATTGGCGACCGCGTCCAGATCGATGTTGCGCGCCGGCGGGAGGGCACAGTGGCCGCACTCGCAGTAGCGCTGCGCAGGATCGCAGGCGTATTGGATCGGGCGGGTCATCATGCATCCGTCCCGTATTTCACGCCGCAGAACGGGCAATAGGTGAGGAACATGGCGACGGCCTTCTGCTTGCCGCGGCCGCTCTCGACCTGTTCTGTCTGGAGCATCAGGCCGTCGTGATCGCGTCCACCGAAGACAATCGCCTGCGTCAGGCGCGTGTTTCGCGAGGCGAGCTTCTCGTTGATCTCTTTCACGCACTCGCAAGCCATCACGCGACCCTCCGGGCAGCAATCGCGGCCTGTTCGCGGGAATACTCGCAGACCTGCAGGTATCCGCTGATCATGTCGGAGAGGGCGCCCAGCTTCTCCGCGGAGAGCTTGATGACGAACACGTCGAAGTCGTTGTTGAACCGCTTCCAAGCAGTGTCACCGCTCGGGCCTGCCGTAATGATGCCCGCCTTCTCAAGCTCCCACCTGCTGGTGTTCGAGAGGAAGTAAGCGAAGTCGCGGAGTTGCGATGCCGTGATCATGCCGCGCTCCTCTCGCTCGAGACGGTTCCGGAGAGGACGAAATCGGGGAAAGTCGAATAGCGTTCGAAGCGCTCGACGGTCGTGCCGGGGAAGGAGCTGGCCTCTTCGTATGCTTCGTCTTCGCAACGGAACTGCAGAGCGTCGTTGACTTCGTAGGAGAAGAAGCCTTCGACCGTCAGGACGCGGCCTACCTCGTCTTCAATCCTGTATCGGGTAACCATCGCCATTTGCTTCGCCCTCTCGTCAGCGCCTGCTGTAAGAGGATATAAGCACAGCTAGAAAACGGATTCAAGCAAAACTTTAAAGCAAAACTAGAAAACGCCTCTCGACTCTTCGGCAAAAAGAATCAATTGTGAGAACAAGACGTGAACAAAGGAGAAAGGAATGAGGCTGCCTACGAGCGAGCCACTCTTGGGGGACGTGGCGTCCATATCTGTCGAATGTTCAGATTGTGGTAGGGCGCGCTGGTGGCAAGTCGGCCAGCTAATGCGCTTTCCTGGCATTTTCACCGGGACGCCGCTGGCGAAACTGTCGGCGCGGCTTACTTGCTCCGCGTGTCAGGAAGACGGGCTGCCGGGAAGGAGCATTTCCGTCCAAGCCCTATTCGTGAGTGAGAGCGCTCGCGTTCGCGCGGAAGCGCATATCCTCAATAGCCGAGAAGTTCTGCCAGAGGTATCACGCGCCATAGCGCCTTCACGGCGTACCGGTTGAACGTCAGCTCCTTCGGCGGGTTGTACTGGCTGACGATGATATCGGATGCAGTCCGCCGAACGAAGTACTTGATGTAGGATTTCCCGACTTCGCCTTCATTCTCGGGGAAAAGCTCAATCACGATGTGGTCGCCAGGTACTGGCTCTCGGCCGCCAACGTATATGAGCTCGCCGGGGAAATAGCGCGGCACCATGCTGTCGCTGATCGTATGAAGTGCGAAAGCTTTCACCACGCCGGCCAGCCCGGGCGGCCGGCGAACGAAGCCTTGGCGCTCACCGTTGAACCTGAAATCGCCATCGTCGCCACCGGCTGTGGTTCCGAGGACTTCAATATCCAACGGTCCCGAAGGTGGCGGGGCGGGGTCGGTCACGCGCTCGGCATCCGCGAGAGGCTCGTCTGTTAGGCTGACGACTTCGCCGCGACTAAGGGCACCTTGATCGACTCGAAGGAAATCGGATAGCGCGATCAAGTTCTCGGTCGACGGCAGGTTCTTGCCGCTCTCGTAGTTTCCGATCGCTGCAACGTGCACGCCGAGGTGCTCGGCAAGTTGCCGCATAACCAGGCCGCGCTGCTTTCGCGCCCGCTTGATTGCTGCACCCACGATCTTGGCTTTTTCCTTCGTATCCATAGCCAGCATGTGAGTTATGGAACCCTATATCGTCTATAAAAGTTTTGCTTGAATGATTTTTCTAGTTGTGCTTATAATCCGGCATGAGCACAGAACCACTTCCTCTCACACTGGTTTTCAAGCAGGCAGGCAGCGCCAGCGAACTGGCGCGTCGGCTTAAGATCACGCCTTCTGCCGTGTTGCAGTGGGACAAGGTCCCTCCGACGCGCGTTTTGGAAGTTGAAAGGATCACCGGAGTTTCGCGGCATTTGCTGCGGCCCGACATTTTCGGCGCACGCCCGATCGAAGGGGTATCGGCATGAACGCCGAGACGCCGCGCAAGAAGATCATCGAGGCGATCTGCAAACTGCCTCACTCCATAAACGACAGTCGGATTGAATTCCGTTTCGATCCGCGCCGCCCCGGTCACAACGCTCTGAACCAGCTGATCACCCAGCTTGAGGTCCTGTTCGGGACCTCGCGAGAGGAGGCATAATCCATGTCTGACGCACACGGCGTAGCACGCGACCAACTCCGCGCCTTCATTGAGCGCATCGAACGGCTGGAAGAAGAGAAGAAGACAATCGCCGACGACATCAAGGATGTCTACGGCGAGGCCAAGGCGATGGGATTTGATAGCAAAATCCTGCGCAAGGTCATCTCCATCCGCAAGCAGGATGCCGACGAGCGTGCCGAACAAGAGGCCATCCTCGACGCCTACCTGCACGCCCTCGGCATGATCCAGATCGACATGTTCGAAGAGCCGGAGGCCGAGACCAGCGCGAAGCTCGTCGCCACGGTCACCACCGGCATGCAGACCCAGGCGGGCAGGGCGGCCTTGCTCGCCGCAGTCGACATCATGATCGATCGCGAAGAGCGCATAGACGCCGAGACCGGCGAAATCCTCGACGATCACACTGACATCGCCGCGGCCTCTCAAGGCGAAGCCGAGGTACCCAGCGCCGAGCGCGAGACCGACCGCGAGGCGGCGGACACTCTCGCCGGCGCCAACGCAGGAGGTATCGATGTAGATGGCAGCGCGGAGCGCGCGTCCCCTGTTGCAACGTCGTCTGGCCCGGACGTGAAATGGGCACAGAATTCCACCGCCAAGCCGAAATCCGTTCTCCGGCCGCACTGCCGGAACCCAGAAGCGTGCGGCGGCTATGGCACGAACCATTGTCACACCTGCCTGAAGGCTATGCGCGAGCAACCGGAGGAAGTCGCATGAGCGAGTACCTCCGGACATCCAAATCAGAAGACGCCGCAGCTCAAAGAACCATTGAGGGCAGGGTGGATTTTCATCGCGCCCAGGTGAGCCGCGCCGCTCCGTCCAATCCAAACTCAGATCAGAAGAGGGCTGCATGACCTGGTCCATCCTCATTGCATCCGCTGGCGCCGTTCTCTGGATGGCAGCTCTGACATTGATCGTTCCCGGGTTCGTCGAGCGTGAGTTTCGCCGGAACGGCTACCGCGCAAAGGATTGAGTGCGATTTCCTCCCCGCACTCAACGCTGGTCCCGGTCATCCTCCTCCCGGCCGGGACCAGCCACTCTCAAC